CGCGGCTGCCGCCGCGGCTGACCGAAAGCCCGTGATTGTTGAGAAGATGCGCGAGCAGCTTCTGCTCGTCGCCGACCCTGATGGTGTGATCTGTCATGGTTCCCCTAAAGAAAAAACGCGCCCGGGATTTCGCCCGGGCGCGCTTGTAGTCGAGTGCGGCTCAGTAGTCCGCGTTCGCGATGATGATGCCCGAGCCGGTGGTACGGCCCTGCACGAAGCTCACCAGGCCCGCAGTCAGGGTCGCAGCGCACGTCACCGTGCCGGTCAACGCGGTCGAGGTATTGATCGCGAAGGCACCGGAGGAGATCGTGTGCGCGCCGAGGGCCGAGTCGGTGATCGCAAAGCTGCCCGCCGTGAAGGTCACGGTCGGAGCCTTGCGCATCGGCGCAGCCAGCGGGATGTGCACCTGCGCGATCGAGCCGGCCGAGAACGCGGCCGGACCGATTGCAACGCCGGCGGTGGGCTCGTTGAACACCTGCAGGTAGCGCGTGCAGATGTTCAGCACCTCGGCAATATCGAGATGCTCGAACGTCGACATGCCGCCGATCTCGACCTGGATCCCGTTGAACTGCAGGAACTCGGTCGTGCCCGCAGTGGTGCCCGCCGACGGCTGGTAAGACATCAACCAGCCGAGCTGCGTGCTGCCGGTCGGAACCGTTCCGGAGAAGGGTCCGACGCGGGAGGTGGTGGTCGAGGGCGTAATCGTTGCATCGATCACGGTGGTCGCACCGGTCCACGATCCCGCCGCGAGGTTCGCGAAGGTGTCGTCGGTTCCGGTGCCGGAGATCAGCTGCATACGATAGACGCCCGCCGAGGCACCCGCCGCGAAGCTCGCACCCGCCTTGACCCACTGCGACATGGTCACAGGCAGGCCCTGAGCACGGATCGAGTCCGCGCTTTCCATGACCTGGCCGAACGTCAGACCAGTCGTGTGGGTGTCGGTCGAGGACCGGCCCCACTGAAAGAACTGGCTGAAGCCCTGCACGTCGGTATTGGCCGAGCGCTGGAAATTCCAGCTCGCGCTTGCACCGCCGATGCCGTTGAAGCGGTCGGCAACCAGCTTGCTGGTGTTGGCACCGGCCTGCTGGCTCGTTCCGAGCTGGAACGGATTGGTGGTCGCATCACCGGCGTCGATCAGGTTGCGCGGATTGATCGAGAGCGCTGCGATCGGCAGGTCGATCTCGGTCACCGTTGCGGCGCCCGGCGTGGTGGTGGTCGGCGCGCCGACGTTCGAGACGATGCACCGCGCCCAGACGGGAGTTGCGGAGAATCGCGGCGAAACGCCGACGGTTGCGGTGAACGTCACCGCGCCGAGCTTGGTGCCACCCGACGTCGAGGTGAAGTCGGTGAGCGTGCCGGAGAACACATCCACGATGTCGCCAAGCTTGAGGCGCTTGTCGGTGGCATCGCTGAAATAGCCCGCGGCCTGCACGGCGCCGAGCGAATCGGCCGTGTAGTAGAGCCAGTAGGTGATACCGCTCTCGAGCTCGTCGTAGACCTTGGAAAGCTGGCCTTTCACGTAAGACATGGTCAGCCTCCTTAAGCCGTCGCCACATAGGCCGAGCCGTCATGCCGAGCCAGGACAACGCCCCGGTTCTGCAGAAGGGTCGAACCCATGAATGCGGTGGTGCGTGCCCAGGAGTAGTCCTGCTCTTCGTGATAGCCGGCGAGGGCCTGCATTTCGCCGGTATTCACCGCGTGGCCGATCGCCTCGCGATGATAGAAGAACAGCGTCTCGGCAGAGGTGCCGACGCCGGGCAGCAACGGATGGAAGATCCAGTTGAAGCCGGCCCAGCGCCGGAAGCGCCGGATCGGGCCGCCATTGAGCGGCTTGATCTCGACGAAATCGGCGTGGTTGAACTCCTTGATCTGAAGGAGGTAGCCCATCGCGGCCGGGGTCGCGAGAGCGAACATGTTGTCGACCTCTTCGACCGGGACCTGGTTGAGGCCGAGCACCGTCAGCGCACGGGTCACCATCGCGAGCGTCATCGTGGTCGCCGACGTGCCGATGTAGTTGGTGGCCGTCTGCAGACCCGCGATGATGTCGAGATCGGTCTTGCGGTTGAGCACCTTGCGGGAGGTGGCCTGCATGACGCGGCGGCCATCGCCCTGGGATGCGAAGAGGTTGAAGCTGGTGCGGCGGACGAGATCGTGCCACTCGACCAGCGTTGCGGTGAACTGGCCCAGATCGTCCGTGCGTGCGGGGATCAGACCATTGACGCCGCGGTTGGAAGCGGAAGCACCGCCCGAGTCAGCGACAAGGAAAACCGCCTGGTTGCCCTTGAACATCGCCTCGGTGGTGACGGAGGTTCGAAGATCGGACTGGCCGAACTCGAAGCCCATGATCGCTTCCTTCCGGTATTGAACCATGAAGGCAGTGTCGGACACTGAATTGCTCCAATATTGAGCATTCGGGTGCCTCCTGTTCGATTGTCCCTTGTCCGCGGCAGGCGCGGTTATCGGCTTGCGCCGGCCGCAGCAGCGTTCTCGAGGTCTAGTGGGTTGGCGGGTTTGGTACGCTGCTGCCGGGCCCTTTCGGGTTATCCGGTGTGAGGCGCGGGAAATTCGTCAGGCGGCCTTGCCGCGCGCTTTCATCTTGTTGAGCGCGTCGACCAGGTCGCGATAGCGCTGCTGCAGGCCTGCGGACTTCGGGCCGCGGTTATAGTCGGAGCGCGGATCGCCCATCATGGCCTCGATGCTCGCGAGCTCGGTGGACATGCCCTGCACGTTGGCGCCGGTGTCGGCCGGCATCAGCGTGGCCGCGGGGTTGAGCTCGCGGCCGAGTGCGGCGCCGATCTTGATAAAGGCCGGATGGTCGCCGAGCATGCGCCCGTCGGCCGTGCGCGCGGAAAACACCAGCGCCTGCAGATCCTCGGGCAGCTGCGATTTAAACGCGCCGAAGGCCTGCATGTTGCCGTTAAACTCGGGGCCCCACTCCTGGCGGAGCGAGTTGACGCTGTCGTTGTGGAAGTTGCCGTCTTCCTCGAGGCGCGCGGTCGCGGCCTGCTGTTGCTGCTGGTGCCACCAGTTGACGGCGCGGTTGAGCTCCGCCGGCGTGGCGCCCTGCTCAAACATCGCCTTCGCGAAATTGTCGACGAAGGGCCTGTCCGCCTCGCCGAGCACGACGCCCTCGGGCAGCTGCAATCCCTTGGCGTAATCCTCGGCGCTCGCTGGCATGCCCTGGGCGGCGCGCCAGGCCGTCTTCTGTTCGTCGGTGCCCTTCACCGGGAATGGCGTCGACGGCGCGCGCAGCTCGCCCTTGCTGACCTTGGTCTGCAGGTCGCGCAATGACGTATAGATCGCGCGCGGGTCGGTGTACTTCGCGAGATCCTTCGCGACGTCGGCATCGCCGTTGGCGAGATAGCCGCGGAAGTCCCAGTCCGACGGCAGGTCGGTCTTGAGCGCCTGGGGCGCCGGAGCGGGCCCACCGGGATCATGAGCAATTGTCGGCGCCGGGCCAGGTGCCGGCGCTGGGCTAGGTGCCGGAGCGGGCGCCGGAGATGCAGAGGGAGCAGGTGCCGGAGCGGGAGCAGGTGTGTCGACCATTAATCACCTCTTCGATTGTCGTGCCGCGGGCGACCGGCGTGGGGCCACGCGCCTATTGTCCGGCAGGGGAAGTGCCGGTTTGCCCGCGGTCGGCAGACGCGCGGCGCGAACTTCAGGATTTAGGCTTCGCCGGCGGCGTCGGAGAATTCGGCAGGTCCGCCGGCGGTGCGCCGCGCGAGCTCGTGGTCGGCATCCTGGCGTCGCGCACGCGGCGCATCTGGCGGCCCGCGAAACGCATGCCCTCGGCGAAATCCGTGGCGCGGCGGCCCTCATCGCCGCCGGCCGTGAAACTGAGCGAATCGACGCGGCAAAGCCGCTGCGCGCAGATCTCGAAGGCCTCCGGGTGCTGCGCGGCCATCGCCTTGATCAGCGAGACCTCGCGCGTCGGCAGCTCGACCTCATCCCAGGGCCATTGCACCGTGCGCCGGAGCGTCGCCTGCTTCGCCACGGGCTAGAGCACCCCGGCGTCCTGCAGCGAGCTCGCCGCGTCGCCGGCACTCTTGGCAGCATTGCCGACTCGTGTCGCGACGTCGGCGCCGTGCGCCACCGCCTCGGCCTGCTGCTGGGCTGCCTGCGCCTGTGCGGCGTCGGCAACCATTTTGTTGAACTCGTCCTCGGACCGCAGCCATTCTGCCGGGACGCCGTTGCCATCGTTCGCCTTGCGCGCAGCCAGCGGCACGTTGGCGATAAGCGCCGTCTTCGGATCGACCTGGGCGCCTTCGACGATGGTCTGCAGCATCGACTGATAGGACGCGAGCAGCGCCTTCTCGGCCGCCACCGTGATCGGCGTGTCGAACGTCCAGCTGATGTCGCGGTTCCGCAGGCCCTGCGGCATGTCGTCGATCGCCCCGAAGGCGCCGTGGTTGAGCAGATCCTCGAAGGTGCCGTCGCAAAGCGCGCCGTTGTATTCGGCCTGCACCGGCTCCCACAGCGGCAGCGAGTTGCGGATGTACTCGTCCCAAAGCTTGGAGGCCTCGAAGGCCGTCATTTCCTTGGTGATCTCGGGAAACTGGATCTTTGAGAGATAGAAGGCGTCTTTCAGGTCGCCGCTCAGCTGCTCGAGCATCTCGGCGCCGAACCTGATGCCGTCGAGCTGCAGCGTCATCGGCCGCAGCACGTCGCCGGTGCGCTCGTCGTAGTCGGCGTCGACCTGGGTGATGCCGGAGGCATAGACGTTGACGGCGCCGTTGATGGCCTCGCCGACCGCGATCATCGGCGGGTTGGTGGCCTTCTCGCTCGCCTCGAGGATCGACAGCATGATCTGCTGCATCATGCGCCCGTCGGGCGTGCCGTACACCACCGCCGGCGAATAGCCGTACTGCTTGCCGTACATCGTCGCGCCGAACTCCCAGCGCGGGATCGTGCAGGGCCAGGTGCGAAGCGCGACCTCCTCGAGGATGGTTTCGTTCTCGATGTCGACATAGACCGACACCCAGGGCCGGCCGCGAGTCTGCTGCAGCGGCAGGTCGTACTGATCGGCGGCCAGGACGATCCGCCGGCATTTGATGTTGGTGAAGTCCGAGCCGTCGTTCTTGTTGACGAGATCCATCACCCGGCTCGATATCTCGCCGGTCGTGGTTTTCTTGAACTGCTCGAAGAGCTGGCGGGCCTGCGGGTTCCAGTTGAAGTTGACCAGGTTGATCTGCCCGGTGACGCTTTCCTCCCAGGCGACGTCGCGCAGATGCCAGTCGCGGAACAGCAGGTGTTCGTGGTTGACAACGTCACGGGTGATGACACCGTTGCCGAACGCGCAGAAGTCCTTGTCGACGGTCTTGGTGGCGCGGACAAAATTGGCGCGGCGGTCGTACATCAGCCGCCGCATCTGCTTCGAAACCTGGTCGAGGAATATCTTGTTGTCGCGCTGCTCGTTGACGAGCTCGTTGTCGGTCGCGGCGTGGAACCACTGGTCGCGGCGCAGCATCGCCGAGAACGCGTCGGACAGATCCCGGTGGCATCGCGCCGGCCGGCCCGTCATCAGGTAGGAACCGAACTCCTCGCTCATGTAGCGCACGCGGGTGAAGTCGGCGCGCATCACGTGGAAATTCTCGGCCTGCGTCTGCCACAGGCTCATCAGCGGAAAGCGATCAGCGAAGGATTTATCGCCGACGCGGACGATGTCGCGGACGCGCTGCCTCACGCTTCAGAACGCCGGCGAGATATCGAGCTGCAGCCCT